CCTCCGGACCGGTCCACCCGCGCGCGCACCCCGCCCTGCGGCCTGTCGGACGGCCTTGGCGGCCGTGCCGACGAATGTTCCACGCGAAACCTATCTGACGCATTGCCCTGCCTTCCATCACACGCCCGCCGCCTGTCTGATGCGGTAGCGCATGCGCCGCGCGAGGTAGTCGCTCGCCTGCGCCGTGGCCGCGATGTCGTCCATGCTGATGCGCGGCCTGTACTTCGGCGCCCGCACGAAGAGCAGCACCGGTGCCACGTCGCTGTCGTGCGTGCCCTTCGCCGCCCAAACGCCGGCAGCCAGATGCCGCGTGCGCGGGCCGCGCATTCGGCCATAGGCAACGAAGAAGCGAACGCCCAGCGTGGTCTGGTAGACCTTGCGACTGGCGATGTAGCCGATGCCCTGCTGGTTGCGTAGCTGCGCCTTGCGGCGCACCGTCATGTTGGCCCGGTAGCCCTGCTCGCCGCTGGCCTGCAGGTAGCTGATGAGCTGCGACAGGAAGGCGCCGCGCAGGTTGCCGCGGCCGTCGTCGCTGCCGGCATAGGGCTGCTCGGGGATGGCCGTCTGCATGCCTGCAGGCAGGATGCCGGCGCGGCGCAATGCAACCTCGCTGCGCTTGTCGGCCCGGCGCCCGCCGAACTCCTGCGCCTGCAGCACGTGCTGCGGGTCCACGCCGATCTTGCCGCCCCGCGTCCACACCCCGCGCGTGTCCAGTGTCGGGATGATGCGGGCCGTCAGGTTCTCGGGCGTGGCCTGCACCACCTTTGGCGCGCGGGCGATGAATGGCGTAGGCCGGTCGAAGGCGCTCGTGAGGGCCGCGACCATCACGCCGCGCACCTTGAATGCCGTGTCGTTGAGGGCTGCAGCCTGCGCCGCGGCGAGCTGCGGGCCGGTGAGCTTGTCGGCCAGTTGCCGGACCTTCTCCATGCCGGTGATCGAGACATCAACGTGCATGGGCGCACCCTTCGGCTTCGCGCGCTCGGCGCACGGTTGCTGCGTAGGCCGGGAAAGGCTTGCCCCGGCCGGCCTCGAACGCGCGCTGATCCCACCGGCCGAGGCCCAGCGAGACGCCCACCGCCTCGATGCTGCTGCGCGTGGCGTCCCATGCGTCGGGCGAACCCTCATCCGCCAGCCGCTTCGACACCTCGTCGGTCCACCGGCGGCCATGCAGCCAAGTGGACAGCATCGGGATCAGGTGATCCCGCCCTTCCCTGCGCAGCCGGCGCCACTCATCGCCGGCGACCTGTGCCCGCACCGCCGCCAGGATGACGCGGCGCAGCGCAGCATCAGGCGCCAGGGCCAGCCACTGCCGCCGTGCCCGCTCGATCGCCTTCCGGCGCGGATAGACCGCCACCAGCGCGTCGAAGTCGGCCGCAGCAGCGCATGCCTCAGCCCGCGCCGCCGCATCTTCACCGTCTGCCTGGCGGGGTTCGATGGGAATGCGAACGGAAGCGCGTGAGCCCACCGCGGCAGCGGGGGGCAAGGGGGGTTTTGATTCTTTGATGGTTCTATGACGATTAGTGTCCGCCTGGCGGACTGGTACCGGTCCGCGTGGCGGACTGGTCCCGTCCGCGTGGCGGACCGGTACGCCAGACGGACCGGTCCGCGTGGCGGACTGGTTTGGCGCATGTGGTGACGGCTCGCCCGCTGCGTCTGCAGCGAATTTGTCGGGTTCAACCCAGTACGTCGTCTTGCGCCCGTTGGTCCGGTTGGCACGCACGATGCCCACCGACTCCAGCCAACCAATCGCCTCGATCACCGCGGTCCTGCCGTAGCAGGTGCGCTCACAGATGCGCTCGATGCTGGGCCAGCAGAACCCCTCATCGTTTGCCATGTCGGCCAGTGCGATGAGCACGGCCTTCGGCGGGGGGCGCATTGCCAAGGGCCAGCACAGCCCCATGATTCGTGTACTCACGCGGCGACACCCTCGGCACGCGGCATCTGCTCGCGGGCGGTCGATTCAGGCGACGTGAGCCGGTAGGCCGAGCGCTGGCCCGGGACGGCCTTCGCCTCAACGAGCCGCGCCGCCACCAGCCCACGCAGCGCCCGCTGTACCGTGGCCCGACTAAAGCACGTGCACTCGCACAGCACGCCCAGGCTGGGTTGGCACGTCCCGTCGTCGCGGGCCATGGCGGCCATCGCCATCAGCACGGCCTTCGGCGCTGGCGCCATCTGCAGCGGCGTGCACTGCTGTTCAATTTGCATACTCATCCTGGGCACTCAGTACGTGGCAGCGGGTGCAGGGCGCATGCGGCCGCGCAGCATGGCGACGGCATGGCCGACTGAGGCGATCAGCTCCTGGCCCATCGCCTCGGCACGCCGGACCTGATTGCGCGTGACTTGGCCGTCACCCGCCAGCACTGCATCTGCCAGTGCGCGGATGAAGTCAGCCTGCGCCACCTCCAGCCGCATCACTGCTTCCACCGGATCGCCGCCCGCCTGGTCGGGCGTGGCACGCGTGCAGACGAAGCCCAGCGCTGCAGCCATCGCATGCAGCGCGTGCGCATTACCCGTGAAGAGCATCGCCGCCAGCAGTTCCTCGGGCCGCAGGTAGTGCGTCTTGTTGTTGCGGTTGACTTTGTGCTGCAGCGTCCCGGATGGGATGCCTAAGTGCCGAGCGACCTCGTCTAAGCCGCCTTCGTAGTCATGGACAACATGCCAGACGGCTTCGTCCATCGACATCGGGCCGGCCATGTCGGGCGCGGCGCCGTTATCGACATGGCCGGGGCCGCTCGACATCGTGAAACTGCAGTGCACGGAAAGGACTCCCTCAATGAGCACAGACACACCGCAGCACGACGCAGACGCGCCCACGGTGCAGGATCGGCTTTCAGCCTTGGAATTTGTGGTCGGCCAGCTCGCGCTGGCTGTGGAATCGGAGTGCGCCGCACTGCGGGCACGCCTTGCCCCGGGGGCTGCATCTGCAGCACACGAGGATGACGAGGGGGAGCCGTTCACGGTGGACGGGTTCACCAGTTGGCTGGGCTTCTGCGTCCAGCGCATGGAGGCCCACAAAAGCGCCAACACCGCATTGCGCGCCGCGATCGCGCAGGCGGCGCGCGGCATCGCTGAAATGCCAACAACGAGCTTGGAGCGCTAGCCATGAAGATCAGCACATTTGCTGCACCATTGCAAAATCAGCCGCTCCAACCAACAACCCTTCGGAGGGGTGAGCATGGCGAGAGTCAGCATCAACATTACGAGCAGCACAAACGCACAAGTGCAGATCAAGGGCGACTTTTCAGCCGCCGATCTGGAGGACCTCATATATCGACTCGCGAAGGCGCGCGCCCAAATAGCGCCGGAAGTCCCCAGCACGAGAGAAGCGGCGTTGGAGGCCGGAGTCGCCATGATGGAAGAGGACCGACCGTCAATCACCGCCGCCGTTCGTGTCGACGGCACGCTCCGCATTGCCATGCGGAACCGGGGCATCGGTTGGCTTGCAGCGATCGTCGACCCGCACACCGCCCGCGCGCTGGGGCAATACATGGTCAATTCGACCGCCGAAGCTGTGGACCTCTTCACGGACGGCGACGGCAAACGGCACTAACCTTAAGAACTCAGCACGTGGGGCTGCAGCCGTGAGTGCCGCCGCCAAGGGCGTTTCAACAGCCTCACGCTGGGCCCGGCCCGTACCCGCGCTGATCTGCGGCTCATGCGACACCGCGCTGACGCGCGCGCAGGAGGCCAAGCGGTCGCGTGTTGTGGAGCCCATGTCAGCGGCCGAGCAGCGGCTCAGCGAAGGCAGCGGAAGAACGAGTTACAGGCACGTGTCTGCGCGCCCTCTCCGCCCGCTCACGAACCATGCTTTCCAACGTCACCTCACCATCGGTGAAGTCCCGGACCGCTTCCATATATTTGTTGGGCACCCCGTCATCTGCGATCTGGCTCATCCGGCCCGCAGATATGTCGAGGTGCGCAGCAAGTGCGGCATAGCGACCGCGTTCGCAGTTGAGCCAAGTCTTGAGGTTCATGACGGGACTTTAGAACAATCTAAAGTCCTGAGTCAAGAAACTTCTAAAGGCTGTTTCTTTACTCTTGTCTAAACATGGACGAGATGACCCTACACCGCAAGCGTCGGCTCCGCCACCTGATCGACAGTCAGTACGGCGGCTCCCAGGCGCGGTTTGCTCAGGCGGCGAAGCTGACGGAAGGTCGCCTTTCGCAGATCGCCAGTCCTGAACATAGCTTCGGCGAGCGGTCAGCTCGCAACTTGGCAAGCGAACTTAGACTTGATGAGCGTTACTTTGAGGCCGGCTTTGTCGCCGACCCTGCCTACCTGCAAATTTCTCGACTCAATGTGACCGTGGGCGCCGGCGATGGCCGCCCCGTACTCAGCGAGGACATCATTGATGGACTCGCCTTTAAGCGCGACTTTCTGCGTGACGTGGGCATCACGAATCCGGACGATGGCGCAGTGGTCGACATCAAGGGAGAGAGCATGGGCGCGACCGTCTGGAATGGCAGCGTCGTGCTCGTTAACAAAAGGGCTCGTGAGCCGGTGAAGTCGAAAATCTTCGTCTTCCTTAGCGGCGAAGGGCCCGTAGTGAAGCGCGTCCTTTACGAGCGCAATAGGTGGATTGCCCGCTCCGACAACGAGGACAAGAAGCGCTTTCCCGACTTCCCGTTGTCCGAAGAAAACGAGATTCTGGGACGCGCCGTATGGATGGGCGCGAAGCTGTAGCCGCGCAACTAACCTGCACCGGTTAAGCCCCGCTACTCAAGGTCGTATTCAAGCTGCAGCTGCTTGATGACCCGCGCGACGTCGAGGCGCCATACGCTTGATGGCACGCTTGATCGCACGGTCCACGTCGGATCGCCATCGCCATCATCTTCCACGCCAACGACGCACACGGACTGAGTCGCCAACGTGCTGCCGCTCAGCTCCGGCAGCCCAGCGAACCTCTCTCGCAGCATCACGGCCAAGTCTGCAGCCGTCCTCGTTGCCCGGCTCATGACGCCGAGCCGTCCGCACGTATCACGGGCACAACCTCGGCGCCCGCGTCCACCGCCAGACCCCACATCGTTTGATTGTTCATACTGTATTAATTTACAGCATTGACGCAGCACCCCACGTCCACTCCGAGACTTTAGAAATTTCTTGACTCTGTACTTTAGATTGTTCTAAAGTCCTTCCAGCGGCACACGGTGTGCCGCACTGGAGCGACGAATGAACAGCTACCGCTGCTACTACACGCCGAAGGGCCCCTTCGGCAACCTGGCCCCCTCTGACGCGGGCGTGATGCCGTTCGTGCAGGTGCAAGCCAACAACGCCGAGGGCGCGCAGCGCGCCGCACACCACGTCACCGGCTGCCCCATCGCCGAGGCCGAACGCCTCGACGACGTCGCCGCCTAATCGCCACGAACGAGCAGGAGGCCCCATGGCACCCGTTCAGATGGCATCGGCAGACACCGGCAGCGCCCAGCGTGGCGCCATCCGGGCAGTTATCCAGATCCGGCAGCGCGGCTACCGCCGACAGGCGTTCTCGCGCCTCATGGCCGGCACGAGCCCGCAAAGCAACTGGAGCGCGCTGCCCGTGCCGGCGGCAGAGAAGGCGCTCCGGCGCGGCGTTCTCGAACTGAGCGCGAATCGCAGCGTTCCCGCGGTATCCGAAGAAGTCGCCAAGGCGGATGAGCAGGTGACCCGCATGGAGCGCCGCGAGTTCGACAACATCGACCGCGGCATGAGCGGCGAACGCTGCATGCCCGAACTGCCGCACTGCATCCCAGAGTCATGGTGCACCGCGGGCATCTACTGGCTGGCCTATCCGCGATCGCCTCTGGCAGCGGAACTCTATGACGTCATCAACCCGGGCGCCGCCACGCGCGGCGGCTACCTCGCGACCGTGGATGACTTCGGCTTTCTCGTGAAGGTGCCGGCACCCATCGCAACGGGGGCCGCATCGTGAAGGCCGGCGCCGGCATCACTCGCAAGCGCGTCTGGCGCGTCGTGGTCGATTGGGCATTGGCGTTCCTGATCGCCACAGCCCTGCTTGCCGCCACGATCGGCACCGACAGTGGCGAGCCACCGCCCTCGCCCGCCGTTGCTGACGCGATTGAGGGCGCGCGCCTGGCTGCGCGCGACCGCGAGTTACCCGAACCCTGGCCGCCACGCTGATCCATCGCACGGCCATGGACCACGCTAATCCCGCCCTCGATGAGGCACCGGACATGCGCGAGCGCGCGCAGCAGGTGCACCTCATCACTCAGGCCCAGGCCGCCCTGGGCGACGACTGCGAGCCCAACAAGGGCGGGGCATGCGCGGCAAGCCTCGCCATCTGCGCGGTGCTGCTCGCCCTGCTGCTGGCCTGGCTCGCCTACCACTGACCACCATGAAAGCCTACGGCATGTTCTTCCTGACGCGTCCGCCGTTCCGGGTGCGCATCACGCCGCCACGAAACGGGCACGACCACGGCTGGCAACTGCCGCTGGGCGAGCGTGCCTCGCAGCGCGGCATCCAGATGCTGACCCTCATCTGGATAGGGCCGGCCGCGGATGCGTTCATGCAGGCGCACCCCGACCTCAAGGCCGGCGACTGCCTAAACCTGCACATCGACCGGCCGCACCTCGTGCAGAACGAGCCCGCCGGCTTTGTCGAGCGCGCCGAACTGGCCCCGCCGCGATGGGCAAGTCACACCGACAACGCCGACCCCGCCTCGGCCATCCCTCAACCGCCGCGCGTCGTGTCTTGCAGCGCGCCCCCTATTTCCCTCGCACCGAGTCCCATGTCCCATTCCATCGTTTCGCTGGCAAACGTGAGGCTGCACGCACAGGCCGCAGTCCGCGACCGCCGCTCTGTCGAAGATGCGTGCCCATACCCGTTCGACAGCGCCGCCGGCGGCGCCTTCAAAGCCTACTACGAGGCAGAAGTCCAGCGCGAGCGCGCCGAGCAGACCCAGGCCACCCAGCCCGAGGGGCAGCCGTCATGACGTGGATGCTGACCCCTACCGGCGCCGAATACCACCTGCACGGCCCAGACGCGATGACGGACGCGGGCCAGCCCGTCGATGCGTGGGCGGTGGCGCATCAGCTGTCGCTCATCAACCGCTTCCACGGCGCGACCGTGCGGCCGTACAGCGTGGCCGAGCATTCGTTGCTGTGCTCCGAGATTGCCGAACGCCTGGGCCGCTCGGTGCATGTGCAGCTGGCCGCGCTGTGGCATGACGCCCACGAGTGCGTGACGCAAGACCTGAGCAGCCCCGCCAAGATCGCCGTCAACGCCTTGGCGTCCGCCGCCGGCGGAACCAGCGCATGGACACTGTTCGAGACGGCCCACGCGAAACGCTTCCGCCGCGCCCTCGGCCTTGAAACCGTGTTCGTGACCATGCGCGCGGTGCTGCAGCGCATCGACCTGCAGGCCCTGGCCACCGAGCGCCGCGACCTGACGGCCTACAACCCGGACCACAGCCAGCCCTGGGCAGTGCTGCACGACGCGGACCCCGCCGAGCGCATCGAGCCCATCGACTGGCTGCGCTTGGACTCGCCCGAGCGTGTCGCCATGACCTGGCAGGACTGGCGGCAGGCGTTCATCGACCGACTGGAATCGCTGCAGCACGCGCAGCAACTGCTGCAGGGGCGCGCATGCTGACGCCGCAATTCCTGCTGCCGCTGGCGGCAAAGCTGGTCATCGACCTGTTCGCGGGCGGCGGCGGAGCGTCGACGGGCATCGAGCAGGCCATAGGCAGGCCGGTGGACGTGGCGATCAACCATGACGCCGAAGCGATCGGCATGCACGAAGTCAACCACCCGCAAACCCGGCACTACCGCGCCGACATCCGCGAGGTTGACCCACTGGCCGTGACGCGCGGGCAGGCTGTTGGGCTGCTGCACGCCTCGCCGGACTGCACGCACCATTCCCAGGCGCTGGGCGGCCAGCCGCGGAAAGCCGAGATTCGTTCGCTCGCCTGGCAGGTGCTGCGCTGGGCCGGCAAGACGCGCCCCGACGTCATCACGCTGGAGAACGTCGAGCAGATGTTGCTGTGGTCGCCATTGGTCGCGAAGCGCGACCCGTCGACCGGCCGCGTGCTGACGCTGGACCGCGAGCGCGACCCGAGCACCGGAAAGCTCGCGCACCGCGTCGCCGGCCCGGGCGAACGTGTCCCGCGTGGCAATCAGTTCCTGATCCCGGACCCGAGCCGCAAGGGCCGCAATTGGGACCACTTCGTCGGCGCCCTGCGAGCCCTGGGCTACAAGGTGGAATGGCGCGTGATCTGCAATGCAGATCTTGGCGCGCACAGCACACGGACGCGCCTTTACATGGTCGCCCGCTGCGATGGCTTGCCCATCGTCTGGCCCGCGCACACGCATGCCAAGCGGCCCCGCGCCGGCCTGCAGGCGCACCGTCCCGCCGCCGACTGCATCGACTGGAGCATTGCAGGAACGAGCATCTTCGGCCGGAAGAAGCCCCTTGCAGATGCCACCATGCGGCGCATCGCGCACGGCATGCAGAAATACGTGCTGGACACCCCGACGCCCTTCATCGTCGCCGGCGCGGCCCCAGCCTTGGTGCCCGTCACCCACACCCGCCACACCGCGTTCGACATCGGCAAGCCGCTGCGTACCATCACCACGGCGAAGGGCGGCGAAACGGCCCTGGCCGCAGCCCACTTGCTGCCGCTGACACATCAGGGCGGCCATCGCAACCACGACCCGCGCGAGCCAATGCCCACCATCACGGCCGCCCGCCGTGGAGAGATTGCCGTCACGGCCGCGCACCTGGTGCAAATGGGCTACGGAGAGCGTGATGGGCAGCAGCCGCGCGCGCTGGACCCACGCGCCGCGCTCGGCACCGTCGTTGCAGGCGGGCAGAAGTTCGCTGTTGCCAGCGCGATGTTGGTCGGAGCAGGCGGACCAACCTACGCCGGCAAGCCTGCAGACATGCGGCAGCCCCTTGGCGCGGTGCTGGCCGAGAACCACCGCGCGCTGGCAGGCGCCTGCCTGGTGCAGGCCGGCCACGGTGAGGGTAGCGGCAAGACAAGGCGCCGCAGCACTGGTGCGAACACGCTGCGCGATGCCCTGGGCACCGTGACGGCCAGCAGCGTGAGCCATGGACTTGCGGCTGCATTCATGGTGCAGGCGAACGGCGGATTCAACACGAGCCACGCCCGGGACATGCGCGACGGCGTGTCGACCGTGACCACGTCGGGCAGTCAGCAGCAGCTGGTGGCGGCGCACCTGACGACGCTGCGCCGCAACTGCACCGGACGCGCGATGGATGAGCCAGTGTCGACGGTGACGGCCGGTGCCGAGCACCACGCGCTTCTGCAGTACGAGTTGAGCCAGGAGGACGAGGCGGGCGCGCTGCGCTGCGCGGCCTTCCTGATGCGCTACCACGCCAGCGGCGGGCAGTGGGCCGACCTGCGCGACCCCATGACTACGATCACGACGCATGACCGCCTGGCGCTCGTGACCGTGTGGCTGCAGGGCGAACCGTGGGTGATCGTAGACATCACGTTGCGCATGCTGGTGCCGCGGGAGCTCTACAACGCGCAGGACTTCCCGTCCGCCTATGTGATCGACCGGACCGCTAGCGGCAAGCCTCTGACCAAGACGGCGCAGGTGCGCATGGCAGGCAATTCCGTGAGTCCGCTCCCGATGCGGCTGATCGTGGCCGCGAACTACAGCGAGTTCGAGGCGGAAAGGCTTGCAGCATGAGCCCGCGCCGCCCCCTCATCCGGTATCACGGTGGCAAATGGAAGCTCGCGCCGTGGATCTTGCAGCACATGCCCGCCCATCGTGTTTACGTCGAGCCCTTCGGCGGCGGCGGAAGCGTGCTGCTGCGCAAGCCGCGCAGCTATGCGGAGGTCTACAACGACTTGGATGGCGAAATCGTCAACCTCTTCTCTATTGCGCGCGACCGCGGCGCCGAGCTGGCACGAGCCATCGAATTGACGCCCTTCGCCCGAGCCGAGTTCGACGGCGCCTATGAGCCATCAGCCGAACCACTGGAGCAGGCGCGCCGCACGGTAGTGCGCTCCTACATGGGCTTTGGCTCAGCCGGGGCATCAGGGCAGTCGACGGGCTTCCGAGCCAACAGCAATCGCAGCGGCACGACGCCCGCGCACGACTGGGCCAATTACCCAGCCGCGCTGCGCCTGGTGATCGACCGCATGCGCGGCGTGGTGATAGAGAACCGCGATGCGGTGGCTGTCATGCAGCAGCACGACAGCGCCGAGACGGTGCATTACGTCGATCCGCCCTATGTCCACAGCACGCGCAGCCTCAGGACGCGCGCGCCAGCCTACCGGCATGAGCTGGATGACGACCAGCACCAAGCATTGGCCGCCGCACTGCGCACGCTTCGCGGCAAGGTCATCGTGAGCGGTTACCGCTGCGAGCTATACGACGGCCTTTTCTCAGGCTGGCACCGCATAGACCAGCACGCACACGCCGACGGCGCCCGCGATCGCGTCGAAAGCCTCTGGCTGTCCCCTAACTGCCCAGCGGTCGGCCTTTTCGCGCAGTCCGTCGCTCCCCTCCCTTCACTGGAACCCGCATGACAACCACGACCCTACCCCCGGGCCGCGATCCGCGCTGGCCGGCTGGCCGGCCCGCTTCGCCGGCATCCGCCTTCTGCCAGGTCTCCACATCGAGCGGGAGCACCATCGGCGCCGCCTTGCAGGTGCACGCCTCAAAGCGCGCGACGAGCACGCGCGCGGTCGAGCGAGCACGCGCCGAAGGCCGCGACCGCAGCACTCTACACGGCCTTGACAAGTCGGGCCGCCACGGCGGTGCCTACAGCATGGCCAAGGCACCCACAGGCAAGGGAAGGAAGACATCGTGAGCGCCGAACACACACTCGCTGCGTCTGGCACTGCCGATCCGTTTGCGGCCTTTGAGCAAACACCTGCTTTGCTGGCTGCCTGCCAGACCCTCACGCAAACACAGGCGCCGAACGATAGCGAACGCATGTTTGCCGCCTTCTCCAACCTGTATGACGCCGACCCGGCCGATCCCTCAATGGTCGAGGACTTGGCGAAGTTCTGCGACGGCTGGCAGGCCGCGCATGAACACGAGCAGGAGGCCGGCGCAACGGCCAATGCCTTCCCGTTGAAGATGCGCGACCGTCCGGGCGCACCAACCGTCGCCCGTATTCGCGAAGCCTTCGAGAAGAGCATTGCGGACACCCCTGCGCTGCAGGCACACACCGACTGCCAGGCCGTCATGGTCGAAGGCGTGTTCTCGCACTACGCCAATGTGCGGACGGACATCCTGTGGATCGGCTTCGCGCTGGGCATGAGGGCCGCGGCGATGCTCGCCGAAGAAGAGCGACAGAAGCCCGACAGCACGCTCAACGTGATGGCTCGGCTGCTGCACGACCAGATCACCGCCAACCAAGCGGCGTGGATCGAATGGCAGCACGGCGCCGGCGCAGAGGCCGCCATGGCCTGGGTGCAGAACGGCCTGATCGGCCCCGGCCACATCCCTGACGAGGACGAGCCCTACGGGCGCGAGGCCCAGGCGTGGTTCGATGCGAACTGCGCGGAGCCGCTGCCGCAGTGCTTCTGCGGCCGGCCCTCGAACATCGGCTGGATGGCGCAAGGATTCTGCTGCAAAGCCCACCACGATCAGGCGAGCGGCGAGCGAGCGAAAGTTGGCGCAGGGTGCAGGCAATTCAGATGAGTGCTCCCGCCGGTGGCAATTTGAAATCCTCCAACACTCCTTTAATGTCGTGAATCACGAACCGAACGATTCGGGTAGGACGTACATTCAATACTACTCCTGCGATTTTTCACATTATGACGATTCGGCTTCCCACTCGTCTATCTGTAGCGCAGCTTTAAGCCATTTCATGACAGCGGCCTACTTTCATACCAATCTCAAAACCAGGGATCAGGTTTTGCCGCGCAACGCATCTGAGCGGGGGAATGCGAAATGATCGGAGATCAGCCGGAAGGCACGGTTGAAGGCGTAGTTATTAGCGCCGTTTCTCACGAAGGTCTAAAAGTGACAATCGACGGCAAGCCAGCTAGCCTCGCAATCATCAACGACCAAGGAGAGATAATTGCTGCGGGAATTACTGTTGCGCGAGAGGCGGAAGCTGTAGCAGTTAATAGCTACAGGCATTTCCTCCAAGGCAAAGGGTTTCTCCGCGTATTGAGCGCAAAAATCGTCAATTAGTCATATATCGTAGATTCCGAAATTACTATTGCAATATATGAATAAAACGACAGCTGACAGCGTAATATAGACGAATACCCACTAGGCAGGCCCGGGTGGCCCAGGTGGCTCGGGTGGCTCGGG